CTTCTGACTGGACGCGCATGTCGCTTTATGCGTAAGTTTTTAGTCCAGGCGGATCGTTTCACACGAATGGAATACCTCTTCTCGGTACTCCAGCTGAAGAAGGGACTGCCAAGGCCGGACAAGAAGGCCCTCAAGAAAGCAGTCGCTGACACATTATCTCAACTCACGACCTATAAGCCACCAATAGCTGCTACAGCTACAGGCGATAAAGGTGTGTGGGATGAGGAGACATATGTCACCTTTTCAGATCTCCAAACCGAAGTACGCGACACAGTGCGTGAGGTTTTCCGTGGTCACACTTTTCAGACCAAGGACGCACTGAAGGCATTCATGCCCTCCATGTCTGCAAATTACAACAATACCCGATCGGCCCTTGGAACACTTGGCGATCTTCTCGACTCTGGCTCTCTCCACGTGGGAGTGCCTGAAGTGGAAGACGTTGATGTCCAGTATGAGCGTCGACCGGTTGCAGAACCTGTGGAGTACATTGGTGCCCCGCGCGATGGAACGCGCACTCATGTTGTCACCAACTACAGCATGCTCGAGGATCAGTTCTCTACTGTCTATCTCAACGCCCTGGAGAAGGCAGAAACTGAAGAACCCCTCGTCATTCCTGTGGCTCTCGCTGAAGCGCTTAAGGTGAGAGTGATCTCGAAGGGAACCCAGCACACTTACTTTGTGCTGAAACCTGTCCAGAAGTTCATGTGGCGTGTGTTAGCCGATCATCCAGTCTTTCAACTGGTGGGCAGACCTGTCACAGAAGAAATTTTGAACTCTGTACTCGGCGATTGGCTGAGTCCTTCGGCCGGCTTTCTCTCTGGAGATTATAAAGCCGCGACTGACAACATTAGAGCTGAGTTAACCGAAGTTGCTTGGTTAGAGATAGCCAGACTGTGTAAATTTCCTACAGTTCTGACTGCACTCGGTCTCAGAGCACTCACAGGTCACACTTTCGAAGATCCCTTGACTGGCGAACAATTGCCTCAACAGGCAGGCCAGCTGATGGGTTCTATTATTTCCTTCCCGATCCTTTGCATCATCAATGCTGCTGTTTGTCGTGCAGCGATGTCTGTGGATCATGAGTGGCAGCGACGGCCACTGGGTCGAAAAGTGATGAAAAATGACCAAGCGGTATGGCACGATGTGTTGCCATTATTGATTAACGGGGATGATTGCCTTTTCCCCGCTACCGCTCGAGTGCGTGCGCGTTGGAAGATTCTCTCGACCATGGCCGGGTTGGAAGAGTCAGTTGGGAAGACCTATTTTTCACGAGAATTTGCTAACGTGAATAGCACCAATTTCCTTTGGGTGCCCTCCGATGATTATGGAGGTGGGTCCTTCCGTCACACTGGCTTCGTCAACATGGGCCTTGTCACTGGTCAGAAGAGAAGTGTTGGCATGGCAACCAGTAATGACCATTCTGATATTGCCTCTCGCTTAACGGATCTTTTGTCGAACGCTCCTGATGCTGTGCGCACGCGCACGCTGTGGAAGCATTTCCTTCGACATAACCACGAAGAGCTAGAGTTGTATACCAAACATGGCATCCCTTGGTTTGTGCCAAAGGTTTTCGGTGGTGTTGGTCTGCCCGAGATGGCTGAGTATGAGGACATTGATAGTCCACCCAGCTGGTTTCTCGGCATGACAAGAACCGATCGACGCATCGTCCGCGCGATGATGCTTAACACCCACCCGAAGGCTCCCAAGCCTCAGGAATTGAAAGATCCCTCTGCCTTACTTTTGCACCAGTTTGCTATGGATACTCTTGAGCAAGCTGGCATCGACACTAGCGTGAAAGGTTATTCACTTGTGCCGGAAGAGTGCGATCTACGTCCGATGTACCTATGGTCTCTGTTTTTGCGACCGCGTCGTCTTGAAGATTATCTTTTTATCTCGACTACGCCGTGTCCTGTACAGAGAACTTTGGAACATCATGAGCAAGGGAAGCACCGGCTGACGTCGCCGGACCTCTGGTTTCAAGCTCTCCGAACCAACCGAAAAGTGTGGCGCTTCTACACGAAGCACCTTGGCCAACTGCCGCCACCTTTCGAAGGGAACTTGTTGCCACGCTATGCACTGCGTGGTGTTGCGCTGCTCTATGAGTGAGTAATGCTCATATGTCGTCCCCACGACGCGCAAATGGGGTGGGCTCTTATGACC